CCTAAGTCAGACTCTCCTGACTCTTCGTAACCGTCTTGTTCCTTTGTGTATTCGGTACGAACTACACTAATTTTTCCATCGTCAGTTGCTCTAAGATCCAAAGCAAAGTTAGAATCACCACGATCGTTTTCGTAGCGAAGGGAGCCGTCATCATTTTTGGTAATGCTGAGGATTTCGGAGTTCTTTAAGTCGTCAAGTTGCTTTTGAGCGGACTCTTTGTTTTTAGAACCTTCTCCGCCTGGATTTACATCAAGTGGGTTCTTCTCGGGGTCATACATGTCATCAATTTGTTGAGGAGTAAGGCGAGCAATCGGCTGCCCCTTATTTCCTTCTGCCTTGATGAGGTTTGGCTCGTCGTCTTGGACAAGTTTCATAGACTCTGACCAAGAGTCTGCGCTTCCTAGACCCTTAGCACCTCGCTGAGAAACATCAAATGTTCCGTCAGATCGCTTAATAATGTCGTAAGAGTCGTCGGTGTACATGACACCGTCGCCTGAGTATGCCTCGTCCTTGGTGAATCCGTGGGGGGCATCAAAGAATTGGAGCGAGGCTTCGTCAGCAATTGTGTCGCCTGCTGAATACTGCGCTGGGATACCAGAAAAGCCATCAGGAGTTGGGTTGATGATTGCTTTAATGAATTCACCAGAGTCAACTGGAACGTCTGTCAGTCGACCATCTGGAAGCTCAACTCTAACAACGCTTCCGTCAGCGTTTGAAGAGACTGTCTTACCAGTCAGGTTCTCAACAACACCGCTTATACGCTTAATTAGTGCCTTGATTCCTCCACCTTGGTAGGCGAAGCGTCCCTTGCGGTCACGACGCTGGAGCATGGCACGGGCACGGCGGGCAGCGAAAGAGTTTCCATCACCGAAGGATGCAACAAGAGCCTCTAGGGGAGCTGAACCAGGAGGAAGTGCTCCAAGTCGGATAAGTGCGTACTTATATTCGGGGGACTCTGGCTCAGAGGTATAGAGAGAAGCAAGAAGTGGGCGAGCCTCGTCAGAGATTCGGTTGTCTGCCAAAGCCCACTGAATCTGGGCGTTGACAAAAGCCGAGGCTGTCATAGCGTGGTTGGTAGTTGATTCAGGGTGACCAACTGGCAAAAGATCAGTGTTTCTTGGGGCCTGAGATAGGCTCTTGTTCTTCTGAGAAAGTGTTATAAAAGCAGACAACTCACGCATGGCGTGAAACTCTCTGACCTCAAAAGGCTTATTACGAGAGGCATCTAAAGAACGCTTAACAACTGTGAGAGCAGACTTGTAGGTTACTTGACGCTCTGGGGAAACGCTGGAATTTGCCTCGTTTACAGCAGAAAATACCTGCGCTCTAAGTAGAGCAACCTGACGCTTCACGGAGTTCTTGCCACTGCTCACGAAAAAGAACCCTTCTCAGTAACGGGAAGTAAGTCTGCATCTACACTGTTATAACCTAATTGTGCCAGACTTTTAGCACGGCTATATGGATCTTCACCATCTCTAACACCTCTAAGCCACGATGCTCTAAAAGCTGTGACTGCTTCATAGCCAAAACCAGAGAACTCCGTTAAAGCAAGAATTGCTTGCTCTGGAGTTAAGTCTCCCTGACTCTCTGGAACTTCTACTGAGAGTTCGTCTGCGTATCGGATAATGTCTACATATCCTCTAGTTTCTTCTTTTTCTTTGTTGTACTCGTTAATGATGTCAGAGGAAACAACTCCGTCTGGGATAACTGCAAATCTGCATTTACCTAGAGGTTCTACGGGTAGCGCAATAATTTGGCACTGATCTCCACCTTGGTAGAATACACAATTGGCGCAAACAACACCGATGTTGGCAACAACATTTCTTTCTGGCGGAGTGTAGCCAGCCCAAACGCCAGTTTCATCTTCATTGAACTTGCCATGCTTTGCCACAACTTCAAGCAAGGCTTCGGCCAAGTCTCGTTCTTCAGGAACAAAAGCAACTGATGCAGTAATAGCAATTGAGTTTTTAGACTTGCTACTGCGGGGGTGGGCTGCTGGCAGCAAATCATTGTCAGTTTTGTAGTTGGGATTTGCTGGCTTACCGCTTTTAACAAGTTTTAGAAAAGCGTTCACCCTTGCCATAGCCCACTGGTCTCGTCCCATACCTGGGCGGTGACTTCCAGAAAATGCTCCAGCACCTCTACGGTAAACAGCCTTAAGCATCCCTAAAGTTACTTTGCGACCTTCGCGAGCCTTCTCGTTGTGCTCGGAAACTTTATTCTTAAGCGACTTCTCAGTTTTTGCTGAGAACTTAACCGCGCTAGACTTGCCAGAAGAAGCAGATCCTTTTTTATTTTTCTTTGATCCATAAATCCGGTCTTTCTTTGGAGCAGGAGTCTGAGAAACTGTTCTTTTAGCGTTAGCAAAATCTTCACTAGACACTTTGTTCACTCTCCTCTGTGACAGGACCGCCCGCAACCCATGCGCGACAAGTTCGCGCTGAAGCGCACTTAAAGTCAAAAATTTCGCAGTAACCTAGTTCTCCAGCAGCATCGATTGCATCAAATTCATCCGCGTCATTTGTAAGACCATTCTCAATGCAACTCATCATTGAAGGAGTTTGGATAAATACGGCGCAATTACCACAGCGTTGCTTTTTGGCGGTTTCTACATCTACATTCCACTCATCGCCAAGTGCTGTCCAGTATTCTTCGTTTGGTTCGCCAGGATTCAGTGGACCATACATTGCTTGGTCAATAGCCTTTTTACGGTTATCTAAGTTAATAACAATGTCTTGAGTTGCTGGAGGACATCCTTCAACATCTGAAGTCGCTACAGCAGCAGTAACAGGTTCAGCCGCTGGAGCACCGCCACCCAAGGCTTCCATAACATTTGGTGGGAGGGGTGCAACAGAGCTTGCCTGCTGTGCATTCTTAACCTGATCCATAAGATTTGGAGCAAGTGATGCAATCATTGCCTCTGTCAATTCAGGAGTAATCATGCCCTTCTCAAACATCATGCGGATTGCAAGTTCGTCAGGAGTTGGTGCATCGGATTCGGAGAATCCGTGAGCCTTGCGCCATGTCTGCCAAGAAATTGCAGCCTTGTCAAATCCCATGTCTGCATCAGCAGCGCGGTCATTGCGAGTAGCAATTGCTGATGGGTCATACCAAACAACAATGCGCTCAACTTCGGACTGTGCGTAGCCGTTAGCAATCAAGTAAGGGCGCAGGTAAACAACAGTGAGAGCGTCTGCAATAAGAAGCATGAGAGGCTCAATGTGAGTCTTGTAAAGTGTTTCATCAATCTGCAAAGCGTTTGAGTACTTCACGTTTGCAAGACCTGTAATTACATCCTTAGGAACATCTAGTCCCTGGAGAATGCGTTCAAGTACACGATCCGAACGCTCAGCAAGAGCAGGGTCGAAGGAACGCTCAAACTTGAACTGCTTAATCTTGTCGCCAAGTTCTGCAGGTCCACGGATGATAAGTGGAACAACTGCAGAGGCGGAGTCTTCATCCTTGATAGGAGTTGTCATCGCATCAATGAGTTGCTCTTCAAAGTCGTCTTGTTGCTCTTCAGCCAAGATCGCTGGATCAACATCTGTGTCAGCATCACCGTATGGGTAGTCAGGCACTGGACCAGAAGAAACTGCGAGACCGTCTGGCAAGTAGAGAGCACCAGCGTTAAGGCGCGAACGAGCTGTCGCACGGAAGGTACGGTTCAGCAAAAGTAGTTCGGCGCACATGTCGAGTAGACCACGCAGAGAAGAGTCTGCTTCATCTGAGAAGCGTGGGTGTGCTCGCCAAATGCGACCAATGAATGCGTTGCTTCCAAGTGGAGTTCCACCAGCCCGTTGCGAACTTCCATATCCGCCACCAGTTGTTTCCTCGCGACGACCAATGACGTTGTATCCGCCCTTTGCATCGGTCATAACTTCGTCAACAGACTTAATGTCCCAAGACTCTGGTATTGCAGTTCCAAGTCGTTCTGGAATGTGAACCAAGTAGCATTCACCAGCAACGGAAAGGTTTAGGGCAGCGTCTCGCAAGAGTCCAGCCTGACCACCATAAGCAGAGTCAAGACGGCTTAGTGCCCGTTCGGCTGCAGCGGCTAGTTTGTCGTCAACAACACTTGACTGACGAGAACTAACTGGAGCCTCTGCAGGGTTCTCAACAACGGCGGCGTAGATGCGAATTCGTGAGATGACGGATGCGACCAAGTTGAAGGCGTATTTGATTTCGCCAATTGCGTCGTAGTACTCCCAAGCCTCGGCCTGCCACTGGCTAGAGTTAGAGCTTCTACGCGACTTAAACTGTTCGAATTCTCCCTTATCATTCATCTTTACTTGCGCTGCTGCAGCGGTAAGAGGGCGAATCGCGGAGTAGGGAAGTGCTTCAGCTGTGTTTGAAGTTGTGAATACAGACTTAGAATCTGTAGAACTTGGTGTAGTCAGATCTGACTCGTCACGGCTGAAAATAGCCACTACTTCTCCTTGTTGTCGCTACAGTTGCGGAGTGTGAAGTTAATTAATCTTTATCTTCATACGCGGTCAACAATCCCGCGATTG